GAAAAGCGGAAGATGATGACACAATTGATGTTAAAATGAATCCGGACGGTAGCATTGAAAAGGCAAAAGACGACGGCAGATCACCTGGAGAGAAGTTAGAAGAACTAGTCAAATCATATTATGATTATACAACTAACAAATTTCCAAAAGGCGAAACAGCGGTAATTACAGCTTGTGAAAAAGAATTTGGCGACAAGGCAATTCCAGTTGCACAGAAAATGATCGACAGATTACAGGGCGGTAAGGATCGCGAGATGGAAAGAATTAAACAACTAGCAGGCGTTTAATAACATAAAGTCACTTTTTTGGCAGACAAACACTTGACTTTATAAGTATATTAGTGTAGTATATAAAACTGTGCTACACTTACAAAGGCACAAAGCATCGAAGGCTTAAATTATAGGAGGCAATATTATGGCTACATTGGCTGAAATTCGAGCAAAACTTAAAGAACAGGAAACCCGCTCAAGCGGTAATACTGGTGGCGGCGACAACGCAATTTACCCATTTTGGAATATTAAAGAAGGCGAAACTGCAACTCTGCGTTTCCTTCCAGATGGTGACGACTCCAATACATTTTTCTGGCAAGAAAGATTACTAATCAAACTTCCATTTGCAGGAATCAAAGGTGATACTGATTCACGTCCTGTACAAGTGCAAGTTCCTTGTATGGAAATGTATGGTGAAACTTGTCCAGTACTTTCAGAAGTACGTGGATGGTTTAAAGATAAATCTTTAGAAGATATGGGACGTAAATATTGGAAAAAACGTTCATATGTTTTCCAAGGATTTGTTACAGACAATCCTTTAAAAGAGGATTCAACTCCAGAAAATCCAATTAGACGTTTTATTATTGGTCCACAAATTTTCCAAATTATTAAAGGAGCATTAATGGATCCTGATATGAACGAACTTCCAACAGACTATACGCAAGGTGTTGACTTTAGGTTAACTAAAGCATCTAAAGGTGGATATGCTGATTACTCTACATCAACATGGGCAAGAAGAGAACGTCCATTAGATGAAACTGAGTACAAGGCAATTGAAACTAATGGCTTATTCAATCTTAAAGATTATTTGCCTAAGAAGCCTAGCGAAGTTGAAGTAGGTGTTATCAAAAAAATGTTTGAATCATCTGTTGATGGTGAAGCATATGACATGGAGGCTTTTGGTCAATACTTTAGACCAGCAGGCGTAAGTGCAAGAACAGGTGATCCTGTGAAGGCAAGTACTCCAACTCCAAAAGCTGAAGAGCCAAAGGCAGAAGCGCCAAAGGTTGAGGCAGTAGCACAGACATCTGCACCAGCAGAAGCACCAGCGGAACCAAAAGCGGATAATAACAAGGCAGAAGATATTCTCGCAATGATTAGAAACCGCCAAGGAAACTAATAAACAATATACAAGGGGTTGTTTAGGCAACCCCAAGTATATGGATTAAGGAGTAATAATGGCTAACAAGGCATTTGACGTTTCTAAGTTTCGTAAAAACTTAACTAAATCTATCACAGGAATGAGTGCAGGATTTCATGATCCTACTGATTGGATTAGTACAGGTAACAAAGCACTCAACTATCTTGTGTCAGGAGACTTTAACAAAGGTGTTCCACTAGGCAAAGTAACTGTGTTTGCAGGTGAATCAGGATCAGGTAAATCTTATTTTTGTGCAGGTAATATTGTAAAAGAAGCACAGAAGCAAGGCATATTTGTTGTTTTGGTTGACTCTGAGAACGCATTAGATGAAACTTGGTTACAAGCATTGGAAGTTGACACAGATGAAAAGAAATTACTTAAACTTAATATGTCCATGATTGATGATGTTGCAAAGACAGTATCAACGTTTATGAGTGATTACAGAGATATGGCGGAAGAAGATCGTCCAAAAGTATTGTTTGTAATTGATTCTTTGGGTATGTTATTGACTCCAACAGATGTTGATCAGTTTACAAAAGGTGACATGAAGGGTGATATGGGTAGAAAACCCAAGGCACTAACGGCACTTGTAAGAAACTGTGTTAATATGTTTGGTAGTCATAATGTAGGACTAGTGGCAACTAATCACACGTATGCATCACAAGATATGTTTGATCCAGATGATAAGATATCAGGTGGTCAAGGATTTATCTATGCATCAAGTATTGTTGTTGCGATGAAAAAGCTCAAACTTAAAGAAGATGAAGATGGTAAAAAGGTAACTGACGTAAGAGGTATCAGAGCCGCTTGTAAAGTTATGAAAACAAGATATGCAAAACCATTTGAATCTGTACAAGTAAAAATTCCATATGAACAAGGCATGGATCCTTACAGTGGACTTGTTGACTTATTTGAGAAAAAAGGACTACTTACTCAACAGGGTAATCGACTTAAATACGTAGATTCTATGGGGAAAGAACACTTGAATTATCGAAAAGACTGGTCTGGTGAACAACTAGAGCTAATTATGAGTGACTTCGAAAAGTTATCCACAGAAGAATCTGTAGAAGAAGTTGAAAAACAACCTGAGGAGTAAGGACAAATGGATGGTTCACAGATAATCGAGTTTTGGCAAGTATTTAAAGAATACATTGACAAAAAACACATCGAAACTGTTGCTGAAAGATATGTAGATTTATGTGCAGACTTTGGTACAGACGATGAAGCATTTCGAGATGCACTAGGCTCAGATAATGAACTTGATAAGGCAATTGGTTATTACTTGGAAGAAGATGTAGAACTAGATGAAGACACAGAAGAGGATTATTAATGGGATGGTATTCTGATATAGCAAAAGACATCAGCAAGATTCCTGACGCCATACAATACTTTGAAGATGAATTGGATGCCGCAAAGGCACAAATCAGAATCAAAGGAAATGTAGAACGTGCGGCGGCTGAAATGCCTGGCATAGTTGAGCAAAGGTTCAACCAATTGCAAGAGCTTGAAGCAATATTAGAATACTTGAACATTGAACTCAGAAGACTGCGTAGTTCATTCTTTAAAAAATATTTAGAAAATTATGCACGAGCATTAAGCAGTAGAGACGTTGAAAAGTATGTTGACGGTGAAGCTGACGTTGTTGATTATGAAAAGATAATTAATGAATTTGCATTAATGCGTAATAAATGGTTAGGCGTAACAAAGGCACTAGATCAAAAACAATGGCAACTCACAAACATAGTCAAGTTAAGAGTTGCAGGCATGGAAGATGCCAGCTTATAAAACATAACTAAAGGAAAAACAATTATATGAAGTTAAGCGAAACCAAGCCTGCTTGGGAACAACAAGCAAGTGAAAATGTAACACGTCAATATGGAGGTAACGTTCGACCTACTATTGATCACTTTGAACGGACATCATTACCTGGCGAAAGACAAAGGTTACAAAAATGGGATATGATTCCTTCAGCTGACTTTGTACAGAGAATTGCGGGTGAGTTTGTAAAACAAAATTCACAAGATTTATTTAAGGACAAAAACGTAATACTTTTCAGTTTACCAGGAGCATTCACTCCTGTGTGTTCGTCAAAGATGCTACCTGCATATGAAGAAATGTATGATAGATTTAAAAATGCTGGCATTGATGAGATTTATTGCGTATCTGTAAATGATGGATTCGTAATGAATGCTTGGGCAGAATCATTAGGCATTGAAAAAGTAAAAATGTTAGCAGATGGTAATGGAGATTTTACTGACTCTATGGGTATGCTTTGTTCAAAAAGAGGCAAAGGATTTGCAATGAGATCATGGAGATACAGTTGCTACATTAAGAATAATATCATAATGGAAGCCTATGTGGAACCAGGATTCAATCACAAAGACGAAGACAATGATCCATACGAAGTGTCTGACCCAGAAACAATAGCTCAATTCATCGAAGCAGAAAATAGATAGACACTTAAATACAACTATGAAAGTTGTATTAGTTACAGGTGGATTTGATCCTTTACATTCAGGACACATTTCTTATTTCAAAGAAGCAAAAAAGCTCGGCGACAAATTAGTCGTTGGGCTTAATAGTGACAAATGGCTCACACGTAAGAAAGGAAAACCTTTCATGCCAATTCAAGAACGTGTTGAAATAGTAAAAAATTTACAAATGGTAGACGATGTCTTATGCTGGGACGATGATGACGATAGTGCCTCTGGTGCAATTTTTA